AGAAGACCAATTGAAGCATCTACAAGACCAACGATTGGTGATGATGCAAGAGATGAAGGCGAAAGCGACTCTTGAGACGGTCTTAGAGTGGAAGGCTAAGTATGAAGCGTTCGTAAAATCGAACGAATCAGACAGAAAGCAAGCACAAGATGACCTTGTGTCGCTCTCTCAACGCATGATTGGGATTCAAAACGATTTAGGCTCTATGACAGCTATTTGGAACGCTATCGACAGGAACATGAAATTCGGGAATGAAGGGCTCTCGATTGGGAATCCTCAAGGGGATAGCTCGATTCTTGTGTCCGATAATCGAATTTCGATGATGTCTGGTGGTCGAGAAGTCATGAGCATTTCTCAAGGTGTAATTCACATCGACAATGGGGTGTTCACGAAATCGATTCAAATTGGATACTATGTGGAATCTCAATACAACGTAAATCCAAAATACAACGTTATTCGTTACGTAGGACCGTAGGAAAGGAGGTAGACGATGGGAAAAACATATTTTGATGGTAACTGGCACGTATATTCAAGATACGAAGTCATTCCACTATCTCAAAACAAGCTCGAGAACTATTCTGATGTCGGTATCGACTTATGGATTGGGAACGACCCTGGCGGGTACCGTATCGAATTTGACCCGACCTACGGTGCTTATTTAGGTGTTCAGTTTGCTGGAGATACTCAGTATGTAAAGGTTAGAGACTTATTTATTGCTGGCTCCGAGAAGTATCTCGGAAGGCTAAAATTCAGAGTCTATCACGATGATGACGGGTCTGCGACACGAAAAATCTCTATTTGGTCGGGTTCAACTAGCGGAATCACATACGATGGTTGGTACGTTGGGGATTTACTTACTAGCTTCACGGAAACGTTCGAGAAGATTCCAAGGATGTCCACTATTGCTTCTGTTGAAGGAAAGCGGGCTCTTGGTGAAGAACTTACAATCAACATTGAGCGTAAGGTCGACAACTTCACTCATCAAGTCTGGTATAAGGTATGGGGTTCTGATTGGATTGACCTCGGAAAGAACATCGGGACGAGTGTTAAGTTCACGCCTTCGCCTGAAAACGCAAGGCTTAATGTAAATGTGGTTTCAAGCACATTTGATATTTGTGTCCGTACTTTCGATGGTGAGAGTCAAATTGGACGTGATGAGTATAGCAATGGTTGGTATATAGGACTCCCAGCAAATACGCAACCTAAACTCCAAACCATCGAGTTAACAGACAAAGCAAAAGCAACCAAAGATATTGTGGGCAAGAACACGTTCGTTCAAACATTCTCAGAAATGGTTTGCCAATTCCAAGGAATGGAAGGAACTTACGGATCCACAATCAAGAACTTCTACGCTGAGGTCGTAGACCAAAAGATGTCAATCACATCAAACGGTGCGTCATTCCCGTTCTTCAAAAATTACGGTGATTTTCAAGTCCAAGCGTATGTCATCGATAGTCGAGGGCTCAAGTCTAATGTTGTGACCGTACCAATCAAGGTGCTTCAATACTTCGCTCCTATGCTGACATTTGAAGCGGTAAGAGGTGGAGGAGACCAACAAACGATTGTCGTTCGAAGAACAGCTCGAATTGCCCCACTCATCATTGATGGAGTTCAAAAGAACCCTATGCGTTTGAAATTCAAAGTGAAGCCCGCTTACGATGGCTACTTCACCGAGAACGCTGGTGGTGGGATTGATTCACGAGTGATTAATTCGGTCACGAACTCAAATGCGGACTTGTTTGGAACGTTCTCAGCTGATAAGGCTTGGATTGTAGAAGGAACAATCTCGGATGCTTATGCAAGCTTCACATTCACCGCTCCGATCGTGGGACCTGAAGAGTTAGTTCAATGTCGAACTCCGAAAGGGACTGGATTTGGGAAGGTATGGGAACGAGGGACAATCGATGCGAAGGGTGACATCTACTCACACAATGAGCTTGTTCAAGTCGGAAGGCTTACTCAAATCAATGGGAAATCCATCAAGATGACAGGTTCAGCAAACAATTTGATGAAAACAGGATTGTTCTACTCTCATGGGATGAGCGACCTCCCTTCAAATTTGACGGGCTCTCAACTATATGGATATATCCAAGTGAATACACATCCTACTGATGAGAATTACGTGATGCAAACATATACGCCATATGATGCGAATGTAATTTACATGAGGCGTAAGACTCCAATAACAGGATGGCAGCCATGGGTTATATTCACTCCTAGCGGGAGCGTAAGCGAATGGAAAACGGCAACTCTTCAACGTGGATGGAAACCATATCAGGGTGAAAGAAATGTTCAATACACGAAACAAGTTGATGGAACTGTATTGATTCGAGGAAGTTGCCAAGGCGGTGATGGAAGTGCGGGAACTCTCTTCTATCTCCCGGATGGATACAAACCAAGTATGACAGTATATTTCGTTGGAATCGCAGGAAGCGGGACTCCATTTTATGGAGGAATTAATACTCACGGAACGGTTTACACAAGTCAAAACGTAAGAAACAATTGGCTATGCTTAGACGGAATATCATTCAAGATTGATTAGGAGGAATAAAAATGAATTTAGAACAAGCAAAAACTCGCAAGACTCAACTTGAACGAGAGGTTGAAGTCGCAAAAGAAGAAATCTATACATTCTCGATTGATAAGTCGAAACTTGAGCAGCAAGCTCAAAATCTACAAGACAAAATCGAATTTAAGAGTCGAGACCTCAACAACAAGCAACAAGAAATCAACACTCTAGCGACAGCGATTGAGGTCATGGAACGATGATGGCAGACTTAGAAGTCAAGTTACTTGTAGACCATTTACAATCGTTATTCAAAAGCCCGTATATTCAAATTCTATTTTGGATTGTATGTTTCGACATCATTTCGGGATATATAAAAGCTTTCAAATTGAAGAAATTTGACAGTAAAACGAGTACGAATGGTCTACTCAGACATTTTCTTGTCATGTTAGTAGTCATGATAGTTTCCCTATATGCTAGAGCTCTCAATCATAGAGAGATAGGAATAACCACATGTCTATTTTTCATTATGAGTTATGTGGGGTCGTTGATGGAGAATTGGGAAGCGTTGGGCTTACCATTCCCCGAAGCGTTGAGACCGTACATCAACCAAATGCGAAAAAATCAAGATAAGAAATTCCAAAAAATAATCGAAATTGAAATCGAAAAGAAAGAGGATGAATAATATGGAACAATTACAAGCAACTATCATCAATGGAATCGTGAGCATTTTAGTCGTGTTAGTAGGTTTAGCATTCACAGGATTGAAAGGATTCATTCAAACTAAAGCGACCGAATTGAAAGCCAAAACAGATGCTAAGAACTACGAGCTTGCAAAATCAATCACTCAAACAGTCGTGAATGCGGTGGAACAAATCTTCAGAGATGTCCAAGGTGCTAGTGGAGACAAATTCCAAGCAGCATTCGACAACGTGACGAAAGAGCTTGAAAAAGCTGGAATCAATTTGGATGATGAATCCAAGAGAGTATTGATTGAATCTGTCGTGAATGGATTCAATGAGTTGAAGAAAATTGAAGTTGAAGAATAAGAATACGGATCCACAGAGGGCTCATTGCGAGTCCTCTTTTTATTTAAAGGAAGGGGGAGCGTATGGAAAAAACAATCAAAAGACATTTGAGCATTACATCAGCCAATCGAGTCGTTGAGAATTTAAACAATGAAATATACAGCAAAGACAAAGGCACAGCAACATTCAAGTTCACTATTGATGAGTTGACAGCCTCAAAGGTTCTTTGTCTCTTTTATTTCAAATACACAAAACGTTATAAGACGGTAGAAGCTACAATCGAGGGCAACAATATCACGATTCCATTCGATAGCTCACTAATCACTACCGATGAACCTGTCGTTGGTTATATCTATTTTGAGAAGGTAGAGAAATCAACGGATGTTTACTCATTCTTATTCAATGTACGTGTTAGTGAAATTGATAAGGCTCAAGAAACACCACTCATCGAACGAACAACAGGGCGAATTGTTGATGTTGAGAACGTTGTAACCAAACAAGAATTGGATGCACTTTTCAACAAAATCAAAGAACAAGGTGGGACGTATGACGATAGTGGATTGCGTACCGAGATTTCGCAAATCACTGGCAAAATTGAGGTTTTAGAGCAAAAGACGGATAAAGACACCGTCTATGACGATGAGCCTTTAAAACGCCGAATATTAGCTTTAGAGAGCAAGTCCGAAATCGACACAAGCAACTTCGCAACTAAACAGGAACTACAAAATATTACCTTAACACCCGGACCGAAAGGCGACAGAGGTGAAGTTGGTGAACGTGGACCGATAGGACCGATAGGACCGCAAGGATTGACGGGACCAAGAGGGGCAGATGGTCAGCAAGGCTTACAAGGTATTCAAGGCGAGCGAGGGCAAGACGGACAACCGGGTCCAAAAGGTGAACGAGGCGAACAAGGACAAAAAGGGGATACAGGCGAACGAGGTCCGCAAGGTATTCAAGGGGCAACGGGTCCTAAAGGCGAGAACGGTCGAGATGGTCGAGATGGCGTGGGCATTCCACAGAAGTTAAGCATCGCTGGGAACGTTGTGACTCTGTCCGATGGTGGTGGAAGCATCACACTCCCAACTACCACAGCAACACAACCAAGTGGCACTCCCGGTCAAGTTCATGAATACGAAATCCATGGGACAGGAATGCCAAATGGAAAGGTAA